TATCAGTACAACATAATTCCGTTATATGACGCGCCCATGTGATCTAGTTTCTTTTTATTATATAAGTGAAACTACATCTAAAAATATCTGGTTGTGGTGGAAGACACTGGTACTGCCCCAGACAGCACAAAGACTGTGAACACTTTAGCAAAGTGCCCCGAATACTTATTCGGTTTATCTTCCACAAACCCCTCGCTCGGTACTTACGTATTGCGTCTAGCGCCTAACGGTTCCCAAGAAAAGGGTTATGATTTTTTACTTCAATATAAAGTTTTCAAAAACTAACCTATAAAACGAAAAAACCCAAGGATTTTTCCTTGGGTTTTCAGAGAAGTGGTTTCTCTTACTTATCCCAAGGATCCCCTAATGCGACTATCGCTTGTAGGGAGTTGGACGGATTTGTCCATAAACATCTGATGGCATGAAGATGAGGTAATTACCCAACCTTTTAGCACTTTCGAAGATGTTGATGAAGTAGTCATAGTCTTTTTGATATCCTTTGTTAAAGTTATTTATACGACTTCGTATAAACTTTTGATTGCTGTTCTGAGGATCATTATAGCAGAGTCTTTATCTTTGTCAAGCCTGCTTTTGGCTTTCGTCCTTCTTTGCTTCCACAACTGGCTTTACGCCGTTCTTGCGGGCCTTACGGCGAGCGGAGCGATTCATTCCTGTACGGAGTGCTTCTGCTCTCTTCTCTTGAAGTTCGTTCTTAGATAGTGGACATTTGCGCATTGTTTTCCTTTGCTGTGATGATGAAGGGTAGTGTATCGTGGGTTTGTTACTTGTCAACACTTTTTAAATTGGCTTGGAAGCAGATCATACAAGTATTTGTCAGACACTCTCTTACCTCTGATTTGGTAATAATCAACGAACTCTACCAAACCTGCTATTTCGTCCTCTCCGCTGATCAGATATTCCTTTGACGCTCTACTGTGCTTATCTGCGTACCAACCACGAACAGTGTAATAACTGTGCATTTGGTAACGGACAAGAAGGGTTTCCTTTTTCAATTTTTTATGAGGTCTTGACAATTTGAAAATTTCTTTGAATACAGGCACGCCACAAGATAGATCAATCGATTCTTTCATATCCATGTTCAATATCCTTCTGGATTTGCGCGTTTCTCAGCAAGTTCGTAGTCCTTGTAGAGTTGAGGATCGACCTTAGAGAAAAGAACGTCGTAGCTGTATTCACAATCACGGAAGACACGTCCGTCATTATCCCAATTTCCTAACAGTGATCCGATACATTCGTCAATTTCTTTGTCCTCAGCCGTTTCTACCTTAAATCTACCGAGAGCACTTTCGACTCTATCGGGACCATCATTCCAGTCATTTCTGACATCAAGCATTGCAGCAGCAAGATCAAGATACTTATCCTTTTCTCGCAATGTTTCGTAAATATCCAACCAATCAGAATCTTCTGGAAGACCGTACTTGACGATAAGACTGGCAATTTCAAGATTTGCCTTACGGTCTTCAACTTTCTTTTTCTCTTCTCTTTCCAGCTTCTTCTTAGCTTCCTCTTCATCCTTCAATGCCTTTTCGTAGAACTCTTTGTACGACTTTTCATGCACCGCAAATTGAGAAACGTTGTAATCATATCCATCGTTCAATACAAGATGTTTGCGCATATCTTCAATATATCCAGCGGCCTTAGTAATATACTTAATTTTTCTTGCTCTGGACCTTTGATCTACTTCTTGATACGATGATGGCATACCAATGCTCTTCATAAAAGACTCAATGTTTTCAGCAATGATTTTGTTTGTAATCAACCCAGGTGCGTTAGCAATGTGAGTTTTCTCGTCGCTGGCTCTACCTTCTGCAAGAACCTTCATTGCGTAATTATAAAGTTCCATAGCTGTTGGTTCTCTATAGGTATAACGCCCCATTTCATGCTCGACGTTATATGTGTAGCTCGCTGGACTTCCACGCAGAAGGTTCATCCCAGTGCATCGAACGATCTTAGCAATTTTGAGTGGTGACATTTCAGAATTCTGATCCATATAATCTCCTGTTATGCACGGAGTATAGGAATCGTTACTCTTTTGTCAATGGTAATTCAGAATAGCGTTTCAAATGTTCGTTTAACTGCTTGTCGTATCTATCGTTGAGCTTTTGGATGTCTTTTGCTATTTCAAGAGACTGAACCGTCCCTTTAGGTGCTAAGACTATCCGCTTATAGTCCTTATGAAGAACTATCTTCGACCCTTTCCATTTGTAATTTGCAGGATTGTTCTCCACTAAATGAAGGTATCCGTTTTCACGCAAACCAAAAATAAGATGGAGGTCAGTATCAATATGAGAAATCAACTTAGTAGCGGTTCTAGTGTTTTTAACAGTAACGGCATTCTTACCACCAGAACAGTCATTCTTGTATGAAATCTTTATCAAGTTCCTAAACAAAGCATCGTGTCCTGGTGTTCCAGAATCAACCGACACCAACTCTGGAATAAACTTTGAAATTATTCCAGGGATAATGCAATCGGCAGTATCTTGAATTTTATGTGATTGCCAATATTTACTATACGAATAGGTGGTTGCGACTTGACAGATAGTCTTTAATCGTTCCACGATTTCTGGCTGAGACAGAAAATTAATCGCTTCACTTAGTTTCTTAGCAGTCATATTAATTCAATCCTGATAAGCCCAACCCAATAATTTCTATAAATCTCGACCCTGTTAGTACAGGTAATGTTGGTAATATCTCTTCCTTGGTCTTCCCGACCAATATGTAATCTTCGGTAGCAAACATATCTCTGTAAACAACGAATCTACCTATTTTACCAATGAGTTGAAGATCAGTAATTTCCGAATAATCGAATACTTCAAATCCGTCAATTGCTTCAAGAGCGTCCACTGCTGATGGACTTGCAATTAAAATATTTCCTTCTTGATCATCCAAATTTTCAGATATTTCATGAATAGCTTTTAAACAATAAGTATAAAGAGTGTGAAATGCGACCTGTTGCCACGAGCCGTACTTATAACCAGTTGCATCGGCTTGAGTTTTGTAATTCCATTTGAATACTCCACCTTTTTTAGCTTCTTCGATTAATTTTCTCATAGTATTTTCCTTTTTTAGAATTTATATTGATCAAATCCAACTGATTCTACGTCATGCTTGAATGAACCGACTTTATATGATTCAATTTCAGTTTCTTGTGGTGCGACTTGAACGTCCTTTGATTCAGTCCAATTCTTGATCCAATTAATTGGGTTATCAGCCTTTTCAAAGATTTCACCCAATCCGATTGCAGAAGCACGTTTGTTAGTAAGCCACTTCATATACTTAATAAGAATTTCCGCATTTAAACCGAGAATTGAACCATTCTTAAAGAGGTATTTAGCCCATTCCATTTCTTCATTAGCTGCATCTTCATACATCTTGATAACTTCGTCTTTGTATTTCTTTGAAATCTCAACGAATCCTTCTGAGGGATCACTATGGAGAATCTTGAGAATGTTCTGACTAATTGCCAAGTGAAGATTCTCGTCTCTATTGATAAGAGAGATGATCTTAGCGTTTCCTTCCATCTTCTTGTTTTCTGCGAATGCATAGGAGCAAGCAAACGAAACATAGAAACGAATACCTTCAAGGATGTTCACGGAAACAAGAGTCAAATATAACTTCTCTTTTTGTTCTTGCTTAGTACCAGTAGCCATGGCATTCATTAATTTATTGTAATACCTAGTAACTGAGGTGGCTCTTTCTACTAACTTTTCATCATCGTAAATAGTGTCATAAACTTCACCAACAGTATTACAAATATTCTTTAGAATGTAAGTATAGGAAAACGAGTGAATTGATTCAAAATACATCCAAGCTTGCATAGCTGATTCAAGTTCCGGAATAGAAGTATTTGCCATCAGGCTTGGAATTGCTCTAGATTGAACTGAATCCAACAGAATCTGATACTTGATATTCTTTGTGAAAATATCCTTTTCATTTTCAGTCAACAAATTGAAGTCGTTCTTATCCTTAGCGATATTAACTTCTTGTGGTCGCCAAAAGAAAGAATCTTGATCTTGTCTAAGATCGAAGAACTTTTTATACTTGAAAACGTCGTAGCGTTGAATTCCAAGATCAGCACCAAAAAACATAGGTTCTTTGGTGTAATCAACGAATTTTAAATTGAGAACTTCTTTCATGAATTAATTCCTGTGCTTCTGATTATACAGAGCAGGCTCCGCCAGAACAAGAACCAACATCATCGTCAGACTTACCATCGTTAGTATTTGCATAATAAAGACTCTTTATTCCATGCTTATAGGCGAATAGAATATCATTCATTACCACGGAAATAGGAAGGTTTTTGTCCTCATACTTAAGTGGATCATAGTAATTGTTTACGCTAATTGCTTGGTCAATGAACTTCTGAATAATAGCAGCAAGTCCCATATATCCGAGATTATCCACTTCATATGCGAGAGTGTATAAATGTCCGATTTTACCGATATCAGGCACGACCGTCTTCAAAACACCTTGTTTTGACTTCTTGACTGAGATGGTGTTTCTAGGTGGTTCCATTCCGTTTGTGGAATTGGTAGTTGCACTAGAACTTTCACAAGGCATCTGAGCGGTGAGAGTTGAGTTTCTAACACCGTGAGTCTTGATTTCTTCTCTGAGTGTATCCCAATCCAATTCCAATTTATTTGGAATCAGCTTATCAACATTCTTATTGTAGGTGTCGATTGGGAGAAGACCTTGAGAATACTTAGTCTTATCAAACCATTCGCACTTCCCGAATTCTTTTGCAAGATTACAAGATGCTTTCAAGCAGAAGTATTGGAAGTATTCGGCAGTGCGATGAGTCAATTCAAATGCAGACGTATCGTAACCAACCTTGTTCTTTGCGAGGTAGTATGCGAAGTTAGTAAGACCTATACCGATGCTTCTACGTTTCTTCATCTTAAGTGCAGCTTTTACTGGATAATCTTGTTGATCTACGATGTAATCTAAAGCTCTTACAGTCAAGTCGCAGAGTGTTTCCATTTCCTGGAGATTTTTGATTTCGCCAAGGTTAATAGCGGAAAGAACGCATAGAGCAATTTCACCATCTTCGTCATCAATGTGATTAATAGGTGTTGTCGGAAGTGTTATTTCCTGACAATTATGAACTAATATGTTATTAGCGTAGAAGTTATGGTTGTCTTCTACTGTTATATCATAAACGTCGCTTCTTGTAGTTATCTTTTCTATCTTAAGCATTTTTTCTTCCTTGGTAAATATTTGTAAGTTTACCTCTTCCTCGGGTCCAGCCTTTTTTCAAGAATTCATTTAAATCTTTTTTATGTATTATTGTCCATATACCTTTTTTATTTACCTTTCTTCTTTTTTTAAATACATTACTTAATTTTCTTTTGTGATTCGAATCTACTTTATATTCCAATTCGTTTATAGTAACGCCCAATTCAGAAGATAAAAGTTCTTTAAATCCTTCTATTCCTTTTCCATTAAATCTAAATTTTGTATAAATTTGTGGTAGTCCTATATTTTTCGAATGTTTAGTCCATTTTTTGATAGAAAAAGACTCACATTTGTTGTAGAACCTCACTGCTTCTTCTATAATTTCTGAATCTGTAAATCCCGAGTAATTTGGATTTTTATGACCAATCGTAGCTTCACTTCTCAACTTCAAATATCTTTTGAGTTTTTTAGGGGATAACATTTTACATACGTTACCACCATCACCACCCAATGTCATATTATATCCATGCTTGAAAGTATCATATTTTTTTATGTAAAATACTTCGCTTTGAGTGGCAGCATCTTGCGTATCGCATTCTAATAGAATCCTCGTTTTTATATCAATAAGTCCGTATTTTCTAATAGCCCTGTAAAATTTCGAATCAATTCCAGAAATAGCGTTCAAATAATGTTTATGTAATCTTTCCGCCACTGTATAATGTGTATACCCGATATATGATTTACCTGATGTTTTAAATGTATGGATGTACACCTTAAATAATTTATTAGTTGACATAGTTATCTCCAAATTATATTTATATGAGATCACTCTATCCACTAATTGGTATCTAACACGTCATTTTCAGTTAATTCGGCGGCTGGGACGTAACCTCTATTTTTCGTATAGATTTTATGATCTTTTGTACATTCTATAGAAAACCCAGTGGTTTCGTCTGTTATTCTCATTAATTCTGAATCTTTAGACATCAAAGAACTATTTTCTACTTTCTTATATTCAATTTCATCAGTTGAAATAGATTTACTTAGAACGTATATTTCCGAATTCTGATGATACAAATCGTCAATTTCCTTCATAGTTTGATTAGATGAAACTCCGTTAATTAGACATGGAACGATAGTATCGGCTGATAAACACAAATTAGACATGGAAACTTTGTCAACGAAAGAAGAGTGGTCATTACAATGATCTACGTTCATGATGTAGATACGACCAGTTTCAATTCTTTCAGTGCAAATTCTAGAAAACAATTCTCTGGCTTTTAACTTCTTCTTTGCGATTCCTTTTGTATTCTCGTATTGAACGTAAAGTTCTTCGAACTTATCATTATCAATACCAAAAGCATCGACCATGTCTTTTACTTGATGTGGTGAGAATAGAGTAATTTCCCCGTCTTCAACTACACGCTTATAGAAAAGACGGCAAAGTTGAACTGAGTAGTCCATCTTACGAATACGATTTTCTTCATTTCCCTTGTTATTCTTCAATACCAACAAATCTTCTAACTCTAAATGGAAGAAGGGGTAGTGACTAGTAGAACCACCACCACGAACACCGTTTTGAGTGCATGACTTGGTAGTTGCTTCGAACATCTTCATGTATGGAATCAAACCAGTATGGATGACTTCACCACCACGAATCTTAGAACCAGCGGCACGAATTCTACCGAAGTTCAAGCCGATTCCTGCGCGTTTTGCAGTGTAATAGCCAACGGCGGTGTTACTGCTAAAGATACTTTCAAGACTATCACCAACGTCAATAAGAGTGCATGAACTATATTGTCTATTTGGTGTTCTTACTCCACACATGATTGGAGTTGGGAGACTGATCTTGAACAACGAAACTGCATTGTAGAACTTACGAACGAAATCAAGACGACGTTGACCTGAGTAATCAGAGAACAAAACCATTGCAATAAGAATGAACGCATATTGCGGGGTTTCGTAGAGTTTATTGCTTCTTCTATCCTTGAGAAGATACTTATCAACCATTTGCTGAATACCAGCATATGCAAAATTAAAGTCTCTGTCGTGATTGATGAAATCATTAATAGTATCGACTTCATCGGTGGTGTACTTCTTAAGAATTTCTTTATCGTAGACGCCGATCTTGATATTAGAATCCATGACTTCCTGCAAATGAGGCATATCTTTGTTCTGAGCTACTCCGTAAATTTCCTTACGGATAAGGTAGTTGAGTAACTTCGATGCAACGTATTGGTAATTCGAATTCTTAGGTGTGATCAAATCAACAGCGGATTGAATCAAGACCTTGTGAATTGCACTGGTGTTGATTTCATCAGAGATTTGTAAATGAGCATTAACTTCAATGTCACTTACTGAAACTCCTTTTAATCCTTCTGTTGCCCAAAATAAAACCTTGTGTATTTTTTCACAATCATATGGTTCTTTTTTTCCGTTACGTTTTGAAACAAAGATATTTTCTTTTTTAACTGACATCTTAAATGTTCTCCATCTACGAAATTATACCTAACGAAAAAACCAAATCCACCGCCAACTTGGTTGAGGGTGGAAATATTTATATCGCTAATTTTTTACTTTTCGGAGAGGAAAATTCTGAATACTCCAGTGCGTACATCTGTCGGTGGATTTGGGTAAATATAAAGAGTATAGTTAGACAAATCCCCTTGGTGCTTCAAAGTTTCAAGAGAAACAGGACGAACTTCGACTGGATCCTTGTAATTCGGTGGAAGAAAACGTTCCTCTTTAACGACGACAATTTTCTTTACTGCAATCTTGCTCATGAAATATTCGGTCATAGTAGTATCCTTTAAGGAACTATTATACCATAAAATTTATCTACCACAACCACATCCTTTAGAGGGTTGGGCTGGTTGTGGTTGTGGAGCAGCGGCGATCCTTTTTACTAGCTTCTTTACTGGTGCAGGAACTACAGCAGGATTCACTGGAGTTTCATCAGACTCGTCTAATTCTTGTACTTTTTTACCATTGGTATATCTAATTACTTTCATTAGTGTTCAGTCCTACGTCAATTATTTATAGCTGTAAATATCTTACTAGAGTGATATAATTGTATTTATGC